CGACCCCCACTTGTAGCCCTCGTCTGGTACAAACAGACCACGGATTAACTTCTTGATGTCCTTGTCCCGTGCAGGAATCTGCTGGAGGTTTGGGTTTGACGACGAGAACCTGCCCGTGACAGTGCCTCCCTCGTCCCTTCTGGTAGAGTGCAACTCGGTGTGGATACGTCCGTTGTGCTCGTGCCGCAGGATGCTATCGATAAATGTAGAGTCAGCCTTGTCGAACTCACGGAGCTTGACTAATTGCTGGCAGATCTCGGACGGGTGGCTGTTGAGCCATGCCTTGGTAAACGAAGGAGCATCGCCTGTTACTATTTCTTTCTCCTTTGTGGACCCGTCCTTTAACTTAATTGTTTCAATCCGTTTCTTTGTCGGTGTCCTTGGATAATCCATGCCCAACTTGTCAAACATCTTGGCTATCGAGGCAGACGCCCAGATATCTACGTCTAATCCTGATGTCGTCTTAATAGACTGACGCAGTTCCTTGGTCTTTGCACGAATGGACTTCTTGTTTTTATCCGCCTTGTCCAAGTCCACCCGAACTCCCTTGGTTCTCATGTCTAGCAAGCAGGGTATTAGGTCAGTCTCTATGCCCCATATGCCCCACAGTTCTTGGTCTTCAAGTTCAACCTTCAACGCTTGCCACAGCTTGAGCGTAGCTACAGCATCGCGCTCGGCGTAGGCTCCCACATACATAGGAGGAAGTTGCCACATCTCTGCCTTGGGATCGATGCCCCATGCCTTGGCCGCAGCCTTCAACAACTTCTCGTCCTTGCGGATTCCAGCGTAGTCTCGAGCCATAGCGTCAAGGCCAAAGGACCAACGGTTCTCGTCCACCAATGCACCAGTAATCATAGTGTCAATGATCTTGCCTTTGATCTCTACGCCCTCTGCCCGCATCCAGCCCGCATCATACGTTGCGTTGTGCATGATCACATGCATGTCAGGCACAGCCATCTGTTGGCCCAACCACCGCATGGCTATCTTGGCATCCAGGTTATGACCGTTCTCGTGTCGAATCGGGAAGTACCCTTGGTATTCTCCAGCCGCAACAGCGATGCCTATGATATGCCCGTCCTTGCGTGACCAACCTGGGCCCAAGGTCTTGATGTTTGGATCCTTAGTTTCAAGGTCTACAGCCACCTCTTTGTACCCTGTTAGATCAGGGAACTCCGTGGGTATATTCCAGTCTTTATCCACCAGGTTCAACTCTCCCTTGAACTCATGGTGCAGATCGCTTCCAAATAAATTAGCCATCTTTTTTATTCATCTTTCTTTTTACTGCTTCGACTTCTCTCAGCATGTCGATGTCTATGCCAAGATTGTCTAGTTCTTCGCTTTTTCCAGAAAACTCTCCTCCAAGAGCGGAATAACCAACTTTATCCAGCCACGAGTCCTCATGGCTTATGGTTTGTAAAAGACGGGCCGTCTTCACCCAGTCCATCATTAGGATAACATGTTGCTCCGTCAGGTAGCCGTGGCTTAATAAAGCCCCGTTCATTATGACGTTCCATCCCTTGGCAATGCGGGTGTGGTTTTCAAACGCATCGCCGTAGTCCTTGGCTCTCTGCCCATTGATAAGTTCTTTTGACTTATCTAAAATTTCATCACGTTTCATTTTGTAGTCTCCAGTTTATTAGGTCGCCTCTTCGGGCGAAGGCTGCTCTCTAGTGGTCTTGGTCGATTGTAAGAATAGAATACATGCTGATCTATCCGCACTATCCTATATAACTTTCTACGCCACACCGGACGCACTCTCGTAGTGTGGTAGTGGTCCGCGTCACTGTAAGGTAAGATCCCATGGTCCTCGATAATCTGCTTTGCTAAACTCCTAGAGTTCTGCCACGCATCTTGGTCCTTGGTGTTTGGTACTTTTCCATTCCTTACAAACGAAAACTGTTGGTCCTCCATGACCACGCCACATACGGACGAGGGCCATCGCTTAGACTCCACTCTGTTTATTATAACCCTCGCAACCATAAGCTGGGCTTGTCGGGATTCTCCTCGCGCTTCATGGTATAAAGCCAACGCGAGACACATTGATGCTATCATTATATTGTGTACCTGTATTTGTTGTCCGATTGTAGGATGTAAAGCCTATGTCTGGCCCTTGTTACTCCAACGTAGAACGCTCGATGTTCATCGTCTTGGTGCTTTGACTCGACACATGCTTTGGTCGAGGCCGTGTAAACTACGCAGTTGTCATCCTCGCCACCTTTCATAGCGTGGAACGTAGATATCTTAATCCTTGGTGGAGACAGAAGGTCCTCGCCCCTCCGTTCTATTGCCGCAATGTACCGACGCATGCTCTCCGATACTTTCAATACGTCATAGGCCGCGTAGTTTGCACCACGCAGAAGTCCGTAGTCCGCCATCAACGTGTCCATGCCCACCTCTGCATCAGGTGCCAGAGCGTCCAGTAATTTGGTAGCCCCACGTTTTACAACAGCGTCTTTTCCCTGCTTGGGTAACCCAGAGTACAGCTTCTTGATACGATCCACCCCAAGCTTCTTATCCTGGCACAACTCGTCCCAAGCCATAATGTTTTCTACCAACTTCTCAGATATACTGGGTCTGCCCTTGACCGAATACTTAAACCCTGTGTTAGAAAACCACTTCGCCAACTCTCGAACGTAGGTGTTTGTACGCGCCATCACGGTCCATGATCCCTCGGTAAAAGGAATACTGTCCATATGTTGAACGTACTCTACCTCTCCTGTTTCCTCTCGAGGTAAAAATGTTTTAGAAGCACGGTCCTTGATCCTCTGAACAATACCCCTCGCCAACCGATGTACGTCATGTGGTATGCGGTATGACTGCGTTAACACCTCTACATCTGTGGAGGAATCAACAAACAATTTAACATCCACCCCTGTCCAACGGTGCACGGCTTGGTCATCGTCTCCCGCAATAATTGTTTTGTCGGAGAACTCAGCCAGTTTCTCGGCCATCTTCCACTGCAACGGTGTGAAGTCTTGAGCCTCATCAATAAACAGATAGTCCAAGTGGGGCGGCTCCCCGATCTCGATGTACTTCTCAATCATATCAACGAAGTCATACTTATTTAAAGTTCTTTTATACTCATCAATCTGCTTGGCTACCTGCGTTAATTTAAACGAATGCAGATCTCGGTTGGCTGTTTGATTGAACTCTTTGTTCAATGAAATCATACGATACCGAGAACGAATAATCATCTGTAGGTACTGAGCTCCTGATCCACCAATCGTAGGAAGAGTTATCCCATCATCGATGCTGGTCTTGTCTTCCCCCTCAAAATTTAATCCTACGGCCTCTCCAATAACTTTATAGTCTGCCATCTGCATTACGTCTTGCGACTGCAAGCCTAGCCCGTTGTACCCAAACGAGTGGCTCGTTCTCATAAACGGAAAGTCTGAGGGCTCTAATGAGAACTCCGCACATGATCGAGTAACCATCTCTTCAATAGCCTTACGAGTAAACGATATCACACCAATGCGTGACGGGTGCGTCCCCAATTCCAATGCGGCTTTGATCTCTTGAATCAAACGATAGGTCTTACCGCAACCTGGAGGTCCTAGTATAAGTTTAGAGTTGGGGATCATAGGTCCTTGCCCCTTGGTCTGGAGTTCACCCAGTCTTCAATCTCCGTCAGTACCCAGCGGCTAGACGAACGCTTGTTGTTCTCGTCCCCCAGTACAATCGGCTGCGGGAAGTCTGCCTTCTGAGCCGACAGTTTATAAATGTATGACTTGGATACACCCAACATACGGGCAACCTCTCCTACACGGAGAAGTCTATTAGAAGGGTATGTCATCGCTCATCTCCTTAATTGGTAATTCAATTTTGTTTTCTTCAAACGAGGGTATGTACCAGCAACGAATTGTGCTTTTGGTATTGTCTGATCTCCGAATGTTCTGGTGAACTGAATCTCCCCCTAAATCTCTGATCATCTGGATCAAGTGTCCACGGTTATCTACCTTAAACCTGCGGTGGTGCAGGAAATCGATCAAGCCCTCTAGTTTAAACTTGGTTGTGTTGCCATCGGTCCACGGCTTGCCCATCTCTAGTTCTTCTGGAGCCATGGCTCTAATCTGGCTGGTGCAGTATGATTGAAGGTGATCTTTAAACTGGCCTTTGATCGTGGCTTCTTCTGGCACGTCTAGGTATGTAGCAGACTGCATCATAAGGTTGATCATAACCTGCCACTTCTGAGGTTTAACTGTCGGAGGCATAATATTCATCTGCTCCATGCAAGCACGTTGCCATAGCACTTGGTTCTGCAACTGCTCTGTTGTTAGTTGGATCCGAGAACCATCCACGTCCATGAAATAAACACGGGGCTCTGACAAGAGTATTGTCAGGCCCCCGACCACTGGTGCATCAGGTGCATCCTTGCCAATCCCGAACTTACGAACCGCGCACAGCACTGGATCACAGTAACTTTTAAACGGTTCATCTTTGCAGGTGTAGCCCCAGTCCTTTTTGGTTAGGGACTTTCTGAGGTTCAATACCTCATGTGAAGGCAAAGGCTCTGAGCATAAGGTTCGGTTGTCCTCCTCCAACCTGGCCTCCCAGTCGTCGTTAAATTTTAGCTTGTTGTACACACCGCACATAAACATAGTCTTGTTGCGCTCGTCCGTGATCGGACCTTCGGCAAACAAATGTTCCAAGCACGGAGGACCATCGGTGAAATGCTTGCGCTCCCCTGCAAACTTCATCCCTTCAAGATCCGCTAACGAAACACGCGCCTTGTCTACCGCATCAAGGAACTCGTCTAGTTCTAACGCTTCCGTCTTTTTGTTAAAGCAATACCTCTGGGTCAGTTCGGCTTTGAAGTAAGGCATGTTAATAAAGTTGCCCACATCTCCACGCTCGGCAATAATCGTATCCTGCTTGGGAAATATCTCACAGCCACTGTGGCCCAGCGCAATCGACATCTCTGATAAGTAATCTCTAATCTGTGCTGCTGATTCCCAATCCTTCATAAATAAATAAAGATGAGCACCTCCCGACTTGGACCGGCAGTGCATCAACGGCAACTTCATCTTTTGTATCTTAGCTTGGAGTTCGTCGTGGTTAAGATCATATACATCTATATCCAAGCATCCAAACTGACACTGGTTCTCATCATTGATTGGGATAGCACCAACACCTTGGTCCCCATCAATGTGCGCTTGTACAAGTTCCTCGGTCAACGGCTCTCGGATTATTCGGCTCTGTGATTCGGCCTTTCCATTACGCCCTACGCGACCAACGATTGTTGTACCATGTGCGTTTCTCGCCCCTGCAAAGGTGGCAAGTAGTCTCTTTGCTTGTGACATTTACTGCTCCCTTAGTGATTAAAAAGGGACGCACCCTGTCCAAAAGTGCGTCCCCCTCAAAGCTGCAACCTAAAACGGAATGTCATCATCCACAGGTTTGGAGTCGGAAGTGGAGCTACCTTCCTCCGATACAGCCTTTGCTTCACCTGCGGCCACACTATCACGAAACGCTTTGGCCTCAAGCATAAGATCACGGTCCTCGATCAAGCCAAGCTTCTCAATCGAAAAGTTAAACCATGATCCTTGGTCATTGCTTTCTTCAACAGTAGTAAACTTCCACTGTGTAGCAAACAAAGGTGGTGTGATCATTGCACCAGTCTTCGGGTGCTTGATCTTTTGCATGGCAATCTGAGTTTTCCAACGTCGGCTAACCTTCAGTTGTGTAGACTTCATGTCAATCACAACAGGCTGGCTGATGCCATCCTCGTCAATTACCAAGCAGTAATGTTGATCCGACTTCACCAACTCGTTGCCTGTGGGCAGGATCTCTTTTGAACCCTGACGCTCAGTGCGTTGAAGAACAGGATCTGTTGGCGGTATTTCACCACGGAACCCACCACCTTGATCGCGTGGTGTGAACTCAAGATACTTAGTAGTCTGGTAGCAAGGGATTACAGTGAGCCCCTTGTCCCCACCAAAGAACTGACCAGTGACAGTATTAAACATGTCCCCCTGCTCTGCGCCCTCGATGTAGTCAGCCTCACGTTTCTTCAACTGAGGTGACATCGCTTGGAGTACACGGACAAACGGGATCTGCATCTCGCTGCTGTCAAATGATGCGCCTTCACCCGCGAACTCTAGGATGTCGTCCATGACATCCGTTGCTACTGCTGTTTCTTTTGCTTTTGCTACTGCGTTAGCCATTATGCTTTCCTCTTTATCTGTGCTGTGTTGTTTACAAATGCCCCGAACATATCGAGATCGATTGGTTTACCATCCGTGATGCGCTCTTTGACGAACGCCTTCAGTGTGGATGGATGTACATGGGTCTTGGTACTTGGATCAAACCCCCGATCCTTGAGCAGTCCGACCACGTCACCTGCTTGATTGTCTTGGCCCTTACCGAAAGACAAGACCACATCATTCTTGATGATGTCATCCAAATGGTTTTCGCGTAGCCAAGTGTATGCCTCGTCTCTCCGATCAACGGGGATCGATGCGCTAACAACCATCCTTCGTTCCACGGTAAGCCCGTCAACATCCAAACGCTCTACACCCATCTCGTCCATGAGAGCTGGTATGTTTTCCACAGAGAGTTTGTGCTTCTCTTGTTTTAATGATTTAAGATGTGTCTCCGCATCAGCAATCTGATCTTCTACTCCACGGAGTGTACGAACCAGTTGGCTGAGTTGCTTGCCGGTTCCTACGTCAATGTTCGATACGGCACCTGCCTCATCGAATAGGTCTTCAAAGATATCGTCCATAAAAGTTTTTCCTCTTCAGGGTTGATTTATCCGGTAGCCTCGTGCTATCCGTACTGTAGACAATAGTGGAGCTATGTAATGACTGTCAAGTTAAATTTTAAATTAAAACCATTTGACCACCAGGTAGATGCTTTAGACTACGGTTGGAGCAAACCAGAGTTCGGCCTGTTCATGGAGATGGGAACTGGTAAGTCCAAGGTTCTCATCGATAACATGGCGATGCTGTACTTAGATGGGCAGATTAACTTCGCCTTGGTTATTGCACCCAAGGGCGTGTACCGCAACTGGGTAGCCAAAGAAATCCCCGAACATATGTCAGATGACATACCCCATAGGGTGATTCGCTGGGTATCTGGCCCCAACAAAAAACAAAAAGAAGAGATGCGCTCGGTCCAAGATACGTTCGAGGGACTGACAATCTTCGTTATGAATGTCGAGGCATACTCCACAATCAAGGGCCAGAAGGCAGGGCAGTGGATGGCTCGGATGCTTGGTTCCCATGGCATGATTGCAGTGGACGAATCAACGACCATCAAAAACCACAAAGCAAAACGCACCAAGTCCCTGATGAAGATAGCCGCTGGCTTCAAGTACAAGAGGCTGTTGACTGGATCTCCCATAACCAAAAGCCCTATGGATATCTATTCGCAGTGCGAGTTCCTCCGCCCTGGGCTCTTGGGTTTTGAATCATACTACGCATTCCAGGGACGGTATGCAGTAGTGCAACGCAGAAAGATGGGTGCCGCTGCTTTCCAACAGATCGTAGGGTTCCGCAATCTTGATGAGCTTACCAAAAGAATAGACATGTTCTCCTTTCGTGTGCTCAAAAAAGACTGCCTCGATCTACCCGAGAAGATATACACCGCCCGTTATGTGGGCATGACCCCCCAACAATTTGATATGTACGAACAGATCAGACGCCATGCTATGGTGCTGTTGGACAGTGGCGAGATGTCCACGGCTCCCGCTGTAATCACCCAGATGCTACGACTCCAACAGATTATGTCAGGGCACCTCAAAACTGATGACGGTGACATGCTGTACTTCCCATCCCAACGAGTGGCTGCGCTTGAGGAGATCATCAACGCGCATGATGGCAAAGCAATCATCTGGCCGCGGTTCAGATACGATATTCAACAGATCACAGAGACACTTAACAAGAAGTTCGGGCAGGGATGCGCTGTATCATACTTTGGAGATACGTCTGACGATGATCGTGCCAATGCAGTTCTTAACTTCCAGAACCCCGACCACCCGCTCAAGTTCTTTGTTGGCAACCCAGCAACCGCTGGATACGGACTGACTTTGACGGAAGCAAACCTGGTGGTATACTATGCTAACGACTTCAACCTTGAAACACGGATACAGTCAGAGGATAGAGCCCACCGTATTGGACAAAAGAACAACGTAACATACATCGATCTGATTTGTGAGGGCAGCATTGACGAACGTATCGTCAAAGCCCTTCGTGCTAAGATAGACATAGGGGCAAAAGTTTTAGGAGAGGATGCAAGAGAATGGCTAAGTCTGAAACCCACGATGAAATGATCGAGGCAATATGCGATTACAAAAAAGGCTGGACCAATCTAGCCAGTGCAACCAAAGAACTGGAGGATCTGACCGGTCTCTCCCCCGATATTGCCGCCTCGCTGCTTACAAATATGAAACGTAACAACGTCACCCAGATCCGTGGCTACAGCAAAGAGCCCAGCCGTTTGGCAAAAGGTAAGAAGGGTAAGTTTAACGAGACAAAAAAATAGCCCCCGTGAGGGGGCCAGTTAAATAATGGATCTCAGGCTAGAGATCCACCGAGCAGTACCCGAAGTATATTAAACCCCCTCCATCTCTGCAACAGCTTTCCGAATCATAACAGATAACTGTCGAGCCATGGACCTTTGCTCCGACTCTGCAATCTTTCTGAGAAGATCGTGGTCTTCCTTAATCAAGCCTACGTTTTGGAACTGTAGTTGCTTGTTCGTTTCTTTTATTTCTTTACGAGCCATATCAACTCCCCCTTATTTGTGTGTAGCTTATAGATCATTTGGTTACAGGTTGCAAGCTAGTCCCCTACCCATAGGTATGCAGGGACAGAATCAAAATTTTTGTTGTCAGCCAAACAAAGATCTACCGTCTCAAGAGACAGACCGAGCTCTTGTGCTATCTCAAGAGCAGGCAATGGACCGCCCTCCTCATTCAATAGCTTTTTGATTTTAGCAGTAAGGTCGTCACTGTTCTCTTCTTCAATAAACTTATTGGCACGAACACACCGCCATGGAATACTGTCGCGCTTGTCCTCGTAGTTAGGGATGCACTTAGCCATCAGTACTTCACCGCCCTCCAGAGACAAACGATCTACCATGCGCCCGTTAAGAAAGACGCCCTCTCCCTCCTCGTTGATCGCAAACGCGCTGTTGGTGTAGCTGACTTCCTCGATCAGTATCTTCATGGATGTTGTTTCAAATGTTTTTCTCATTGGTATATCTTGCATTGTTTATTTCTCCTCGGGTCTCGGTAATCCGTACCGCTGTAGTGTTTGACTAATTGATTGCTGGCTTTTCCCCGTAATCTGGGCAATGTCTGCCTGCGTCATGCCCTTGATTAACATCCTGTTAACAAGCCCTGCGTGTTTCGACAGTGGCCCCTTCACGTTGTCTCCGTTTAGTTCTTGAGACGAGATGATGCGAAACCTTGGTTCTTCGTTTTTTTCTTGCTTGACTTGTGCATGCCATAGTCGAGCGTAAGCTTCTTCATATCTACTGGTCATATCTTCTTGCCACCCTTTCTTAAATCAGTAACAAACTTGGTGAGTTCCTCACGCGCTGCAAACAAATCGTTTTCTGCGTTGGGGTTGCCTTCCTTCCAACGCTCTTCTTGAAACCGATCTACTTGTTGTTTCAAGAACTCCAACTGTGAAGATTGAAACGCTGTTAAATCATCATCGTACATCAGTG